CGCTAGGCCGGTGATGATGAGGAGGGGGCCGATCATGCCGCCACCTGCACAATGCCGCGCGAGGTCAGCACAATGTCACCGGGGCGCTTGTGCGTTACCGAAACGCCAGAGCGACCAACGGGAACCTGATTGCGCCTTGCTTCCTCTGCCAGTGCTTGGCGGACGGCGCGCAATGCGGCCTCAAGATCGGCTTCCTGCTTCAACAGGCGTTCGCGGCGTGTCATGCTGGCACCTTGGCGGGCTTGGGCAATTTAACACCGGAAAGGGCGCAGTATTCCTCAGCCCATTCCAACGCCTGTTGCAGCGCAAAGCCGCCGCCGCTGTCATCTCCGGGCTTGTCGCCCTTCTTGATCATCAAAAACCATTGCTCGGCGGGGCGGCTGCTATCCCGTTCCAGCGTGTCAGCGGAAACATGGCGCACGTTGGCAATTGTCCCAACGAGACAGGCACACTCTCCAGAATATGTCGAGCCGTCGATCCGGCCTTCGCGCATTGCCGTAATCAGGCCGGGAATTTCCTTACGCGCCGTTGTGAGGATAGCCCAAAAATCGGCCTTGAAGGATCGCAGGTTGGCACCGCGCAGGTTGGCACCGCGCAGGTTGGCACCGCGCAGGTCGGCATCGCGCAGGTCGGCACCGCGCAGGTCGGCATCGCGCAGGTCGGCACCGCGCAGGTTGGCACCGCTCAGGTTGGCACCGCTCAGGTTGGCACCGCGCAGGTCGGCATCGCGCAGGTCGGCACCGTTTTGCCTCGCCCACTTGACTGCCAAGCCGATCCGAACGCCAATCGTGGCATCCTGCGCGCATGTTATGTCCGCCGTGAATTGCACCGCATTCGTCCAGCGGTTGCGAATTTCCTGTTTCATAGTTCTGGTTTCCTGTCGTTGGTGGTGATCTGGGGGCCGGTGGCGTGGTCCCATGTGTAGAGCAGGCTTGAGCCATCGTCGTAGCCGACGCGCTGCCTGATGACGCGGTGGGAGGCGTCGAGCTTGCGCATGATCAGGAAGGCGCGTGGGCCCTGAAACCGGGTGTAAGACACCTCGCACAGCCCGGCGACCAAGTCAGCAGGCTCGGAATTGCAGAAACCTTCGCCAGTGAGCATGTTGTAGTGCGTGCATTGGCGGAAGATCGCGGCGGCTTGTTCGGCGAGGTTCATCACTCGGCTTTCATCTTGACGTGAGATGGGCGTTCGATTTCGTCGTCAGGCCCGCAGAGGTAGCCCCCATAGTACGAGAGTGATCCGTCGCGAACGTCGAGGAGGATGGCGCCTGCGTCTCCGGGGCCATATCCGTCGAAATCGAACGTCTCGGGCTCCAGATTAGGTGGTGAATGCATCAGGCCCACACTGCGGCAGCTATCTGGGTTGCGATTGCAGAAAGCCCAAGCTACGCGCGCGGCGGTGTAGCAGCTGTCACCTTCGCGGAGGATACCCGCCTCGCCTGCTGCGACGAGGATATCGGGGGCGTCACTGCCCGCCCAGTGTGCGTAGACTGCTGGTGCGATGTCGGTCGGGCCTGCGTGGCAGACGATAAGTACTCGGTCACCCATTGATTTTCTCCTTGGTTGGCAGGCTCTCCTTGAGCCGGTTGACGTGCTCCTCGCTGGAGGGCGGGAGTTTGCGGAAGTAGCTGGATTGGTAGTGCAGGTCGGCGGGGTACTCATGGAAGGCCATGAACAGGTCCCGGGTGTCGACGAACGGGGAGGGATGGACGCACCTCACCGTCGTGATGTCACCCCTCTTGGGGCCGCCTGTGGGCGGCAGAAGCAGGAAGAGGAACAGGTTGGCGTCGTTCCAGCTACCGCTGCTGATGCACAGCGCCTTGTCGTCAGGCTTCCAGTCGTCAGCCATGGCGGTTGATCCACTTATCGAGGGTCTCAGCCGATATCCGGAGCCTGTTAGTGTCGGGCAGGTTACCGTGTTCTCTCATCAACTTGCTTACAGCTTCCAGCACATAGGTAGGGACTGTACGCTCCGTCTCGATGAACTCATCAAGGAAGGCAACGGCTGCGCGATCGGCGAGGTCGGTAACATCAACATCGTCCATGCAGGCACTAGCAGGTGCCTCCAATACGCGGGTGTAAGCCTCCCAAGCCTTACTCCACAGCTCCCCGCCGGGGGTGGTAGGCTTCCAGCCGTTCTTCGTGAGGTCTTGGACGATGCGGGCTGCGGCGCGGGCCAGATGTTCGGCGTGAGCGTCGTCTCCGTGCAGGAGACCAGCCTCTTTGACTTCGGCCTTGGCGCGCTTGAGGGCCTCCTCGCGGATGGCGTGGTTGAGATCAGTCGTCATGCTGCGGTCTCCGCTTCGAGGATCGTGACATCGCGGTACTTGGTGTACTGGTTCGCAGCGCACTTGGCGGCGAGCTTCTGGGCGAGGTCGAGGCGACCGCACCAGCCGAGGTTGTGATACTCGGTGTCTGCGGTGAAGCGAGCGACCTTGCGCTGGTAGCATACCTCGGCGTAGGCGGCTGGATCGGTGCCGTGCTCGGCGAGGAACCGGCGGCCACACTCAAAACCCTTCTCGTGATGCTGCTTCGCGCTCTCCGGGGTCATCCACTTGGTAGGCTTCCAGCCGTTGGTTGCATAGCCGACGTAGACGGCGTGGTTCTGGATAGAGTAGGCGCGGCCCGTGGTGTCGGCGTCGCGGATCATGGCATCGATGTCGAGCTTGGCGACGACCGTATGGGTGTAGACGCGGTTGGATGAGCGGGTGTGCAACTGACCGTCGGCGTCGCGGGCGATGTACTTGATCTTCTTAGCCATGTCGGTTCTCCGGTTGGTGTAAGTGCTGCTTTACCGACCTTTTATGTGGTTGTCAAGCGGGTACTTTACGGAAGTGGCCGGAAGGCGTCGTTGATGATGCGGCTGCGCACGCCGTCCCGGTGGCCTTGGTCGTAGGACCAGCGATCGAAGGGTGGGTACCGTAGGCGGTTGTTCGGTCGGCCACGGAGACCGTCGAGGTAGCCACAGGAGCGGGCGCTGTCTCGGGAGGTCATGTCTGGCTCCTAGTTGATGTAGAGGCTGCCGTAGTTCATCTCGGCCTTGAAGATGATGTCGGCGAAGGCGGGCTTGGAGAAGCGTGTGATAAGTGCGGCCTTGGTCACGGGGACGTACAGGCCGTCGTCGCAGGAGTAATGGACGTAGGCGAAGCAGTACTGGGCCTTGCGGATCGCGGCGAGGAGTTCGGTCTGGTTCATGCCAGTATCTCCGCGCAGTGGAGGAGGCGGACGAGTTCGCGGGCCCATTCCTGTGCGTCGGCATCCTTGCCGCAGAGCTTGTAGGCGATGGCCTTGGCGACGGCGCGGGCGATAGCGGATCGATCGATGTTCATGTCGGTTCTCCGGTTGGTGTAAACAGGCGTATAAAGGGTAAGTGTGTGGTTGTCAACAGAATACTTTCAGCCCTACGGAAAATGCAGTAAATGCAGTAAATGCTGCAATTTCTGCAAACGAGCAGGCTCTGGGAGGGGCTGCGGAATAATGCGGAAAACCCCATAATGGCCCCCTTTAGGGGGCCTTTGGGTTTTCTGCATTTTCCGCACCCAGAGCTACCGCAGATTTCCGTGGTTTCCGTCAAGCGAATGGTTGACGGAAAATCCCCGGCCCAAAGCGATGATCGTCAAGCGAGTAGTTGATAGGGTCTCGGTACTACCGACACCCTCGAACAACAGTTGACGCGGTGGTGATGAGCTGGTAGGTGGAGATCGTCGGGCCCTCCTGACCCCTCCCTTGCCCCCGGGTTGTGTTTCGCAGCCCGGGGGTTCTTGTCTCCAGCGCAAAGATGGGTTACACCCCTCGGGCCCGCAGAGCTTGACAGGCGGGTAGTTGGTAGGGTAAGTCGATGAGCATGCAAGCACCTGTCACGATCGATCTTACGGATAACCCATTCGGCTTGTCGCTGCGGGAGCTGAAGTTCTGCCACGAGTATTTCTACAACCACATGGACAATCAGACAGCTGCAGTGATCGCTGCAGGTTACTCGGCGAATGGTGGCTCGGTAAGCGCTGTGCGGCTGCTAGAGCGCGCTAGTGTGCAGAACCACCTCGCTCGTATGGTCACGCTCAACAGCGATGCGAAGCAGCGCTACGAGATCACAGCTGACCGGATTGCGCGGGAATACGCGGCGATCGCCTTCAGCCATGCCGTTGATTACAAAGAGATAATGACCAGCGGAGACCTGTCGAAGCTGAGCTACGAGCAGCGCGCTGCGATCAAGTCGCTGAAGCTCCACCGCGACGACATGGGCAACATCACGACGCTTGATATCCGTTTACACGACAAGATGCAGGCCCTCGACAAGCTGGGCCAATCGCTGAAGATGTGGGAGCCTGAGAAGAAGGGCGACACGCACATCCACATCAACGCCGAGGCCACGCGACAGATGGTCGAGGACATCCAAGGCAAGCTGCGCAGGCTCTCGAGCCCGCCAGAGGGAGAGATAATCGATGGTTGAGTTCCTGTTTGGCTGCGTCGTCGGCGCAGCAGGCTTCGCTCTGTTCCTGTACCTCCGTGGCTGGTAGCGCTGAAGTGTTTACACGCTCTCTGTGAATGCGATTACCCTCCAGCGCGAGCAGCTCGAGGCCCTCAGCGCTATCGATCTCATCGCCCTCAACTGGCAGCTCGACTGGAGATTGACAGCACGCCCCAACCAACTCGCCCCTGAGGGCGATGAGTGGGACTTCTGGGGCGCTATGGCTGGTCGCGGCTTCGGCAAGACGCGGCTGGGCGCACAGTGGCTGGCCGAGCAGGCGTGGAACGATCCCGGTCCATACCACGTCATCGCACCAACACAGGCCGACGTGCGCTTCGTCTGCTTCGAGGGGCCCGCAGGGCTGAACAGCATCATACCACCCAAACTCATCGATAAGTGGAACGCATCAGACCTGCTGATGACACTGGTCAACGGCTCCGAGATCAGGGGTTTCAGCGCAGAGAAGGCGGATCGCCTTCGCGGGCCTCAATGTCGCGGGCTGTGGGCTGATGAGGTCGCGGCGTGGATGCGCGCAGAGGCGACGTGGGACATGGCCATGTTCGGGCTGCGCTTGGGTCAGCACCCACGCGCGGTGTGGACCACAACACCCAAGCCGGTGCCCATCATCACTCGCCTCGTGAAGGCCGATCGCACCGTCATCACCAAGGGCAAGACGAGCGACAACAAGGCCAACCTCGCCCCGGGTCTTCCTTGCCCTCGATCTTGAGCGTAGCTGCCCGCGAGGCTGTGTCGTCTTCGAGCATCGATGGTGGTGAGAGGTCAACCTCCCGGTACATCCCCGAGCGCATGCGACGCTTGAACTCGAGGTCTGTAATGCGCTGGACGTGCGTCCTGCGCTCCGCCGTATAGAAGCTCGAGGCCGCGAAGGGGAGCAGCATGTCGTCAATGGGGACGAACTCGAAGGTCGGGCGGTTGCGCTCCTTGCTCCAGTTGGTCTTGAGATACTGCGCCCCGCCGAGTGGCACCTGCGTGAGGAGCTTCTCCAGCTCTGAGCGGAAGTCCGGGCAGGCTGTCGTCAGCTGCCAGTTCATCAGGGCCACCTTGCGGCGAGCCTTCTTGAGCTTCACGTCGTCTGCTACGCCGGGGATGTAGTCCTTGACCGGCCCGCCTGATGGCGAGAGCTCCTTCATCGCCCGCGCTGCGAAGTCGACGCAGGCCTCGGTGAGCATGGGGTGGACGACCTTGCTGGCGCCCTCGAAGTCCGCACCCCCGGGTGCGTCGTCACCAAGCCCAGTACGTTTCAGGCCGTCGGCCTGCTGCTCGTCGCGCTTTTTGCGCGCCTCCTTGTCCAGCTCGAGGAGATCGATCATCTCCGTAGCCAATCTGCTCAGCTCGAGCTCATCGATCGTGCCGTCAGCGAGGTTGGCGTAGAACTCGGTATCTGTGTTCGGGATGTGGCCTTCATCATCGCCGAGCTTCACGATCGCGCCGCCGTCAGGTGTGTCGGTGACGTCGCTGTCCTTGGGGGTGAAGGGGACTATCTCGCCTGCCTCCTCGCCGGGAGCTTCAGGCTGGGGCTCGCTCGCCTCCTCGTTGGGGAGTGCAGGCTTGAGCTCCTCTTCGTCCATGGCGATCCCCTCAGGCGGCATATGGGTTGGCGTACTTCGGTGGAGGCGGAACAACAGGCTCCTTGCCTTCGGTCGGCTTTCTTACAGCAGACATGATGGTCTTGTCCAGTAGGACGCGGAAGGCCTGCGAGACCGTATCCACGAAGTCGTCGTGCTTGGTGGTGCCGGGCCCTGAGTAGCTGCACAGCTGCTCGATGAGTGGATTGGCCCACGTCCTCGGCTGGCCGGGGAGCTTCGCGCTCTCGGGCACCCACACCTGCCGCCTCGCGAAGACTGGAGAGACCATGTGTAGACGGCTCAGCTTGTCTGCACGTCCGGGGTTGTAGGCGTAGGCGTAGATGCCGTCGCGGGTCAGAGCCTGACGCAGGCTGATGCCCGAGCCCTTGTCCTCGACGATCAGCAGGTCTGGCTTGCGCCCCGAAGTCAGCGGCTTGTCGCTGCCGAACATGGGGGCGATGAGGGCCTTGTCCTGATCGTCGCCGTAGTGGACGTTGAGCTCGCGCTTCACGCGCTTGATGAGGTCAGGGAAGCCTAGATGCTCCTGCCAACAGTCGAGCAGCAGAGCGTTGGACCGCTTCTCGTGGTGGAAGACGCCCCAAACGCTGCAGGCTGTGGGGTCGGCGGCCATGAGGCCATCACTGCCCTTGCTGATCGTCGCCTCGGTGAAGGCGGTGTCGAGGCTCATGATGATCCACTGGAACTCTGGCAGCCTCTTCTCTGCGGGCCACAGACGCAACCAGCTCTGACGGATGACGCCCGCCTCCTTCGGATCGATCAGCTCGCCGTCGAGCTCC